CACTTCGGCGCTTCGCGCGGCCGCTCGATCACGCCCTCGAATCGGCCGGCGTTGCGCCAGAACCCGCGCCGGTGATCGCTCGCCGCGGCCTCTTCGGCCAAGATGCTGCGGAGTGTTTCGAGCGGCGAGAGCGCGCCGAGCGGCTCGTCGGGGTGATACCCGCCGAAGTAGACGATATCGGTCGGGTCGAACTCGAACAGGCGGCCGGTGTAGGTCCGGAACACGAACGCGCGCGGCAAGAGCCCGCCGTCGACGTACATCTGCGCCGACGGCAAGCGCACGAGGTTGAGCCCGGTCGCGAGCCGGAGCTTGAGCCAGTACGCGCGGTGATAGATGCCGTGGTCGATGAGCAAGTTGTCCATCAGGCGATAGCGCGACGTCGCCGGGTTGGGCGCGTCGAGCAGTTGCTCGATCGGATGATCCGAGAGCCGCACCCGGTCGGTGTCGTCTTTGCGCTCGAACGCGTGGAGACTGAGCTCCGCGATATTGCGCGCGAGAAATTCGACGACGGTCCGAACGCTCGACTGCGTGCGAAAGATCTCGCCGTAGGTCTGCGCCGATCCGACGTAGAGGTCGAGCGCGCCGGCCGGCGCCTGCGCCCAGCGCGGTTGCGGCGCCGCGAGCGCCTTGAGGCCGTCGATCGTGCGGACGATCACGGCGCCACCTGCAGGAAGGAGATCTTCGACCGGTGCACGACGGCGTCGCCGGCGAGCTTCTCCGGCGCGTTGCCGGCGCGGATCGCGGTGACGTCGCGGAGCGTCAGCCACCCCCCGCGATAGCTCGCGAGCAGCCCTTCAAGCGCTTCGCTTGAGTCGTCGGATAGCTGGCAGGTCACACGCCGCAAGACGCACGGCGGCCGCCAGAAGAACAGCCAGGCCAATACGGCTGAGGATGCCCCAAGTTGGGCGGCCGACCTATTTTGAGTTTTTTAATTCGCGCGACGCCGCCTGCACGTCACGCCGGATGATCTCCTGCACGGTCACCCGTTCGGCTTTCGCGCGCCGCGACGTGTGCTGATAGAGCGTGTGGGTCATCTGGACATGCACCGGCACACTCTCGTCGTCGTCGTCGAGCGGCGGGCGGCCGGGTGAGCGCTTCATAGGCGGAGCTCCTCAGGCGGTCACGAGTTCGGGATCTTCGGCCGGTTGCGGCCGCGGTTGGCGAATCAGGCGATCGAGCGCCATCGCGAGCGCGACGATGCCGTCGATCTTGTCGGCGGCGTGCTCTTTGGCCGGGCGGATCTCGCCTTTCGTGCCGTGCTTGACGACGAAGTTCGACGCCATCCACGACAGGATCGGATCGTCGTGACAGAGCTTCCCGTTCACGATCAAGTCGAGCAACCACTTGAGCGCTTCGTTGAGTTGAAAGCCTTGCCCGGTGTTGACCATCACGACGCCGTGTCCGGTGAGATGCTGCGCGAGCTGCTCGGCGAACCGGTTGTCGTACGCGACCTCTTGGACGCCGTCGGTCGCGCAGTCGTCGGCGATCGTCGCCTCGACGACGTCGAAGTCGGTCGTGTTGCCGTCGGTGACGGTCAGCACGCCGGCGCGCGCCCATTCGTCGTACGGCCGCCCGGGATACTTCGCGACCGCGGCGCGCGGCAGCCAGAACCGCATGCGGACGCCGACGCGGCCGTCGGCCAGGTACCACGCGCGCGCCCAGGCGGAGAGGTCGTCCGATTGTCCCAGGTCGAGCCCGCCCATCGGGGATACGTCGGCGAGCTCGTCGACCGGCGGGATCTTCGGGCACGCGTGCCACTGCGCCATCACGATCGCGCGCGTTTGTTGTTGCGTCCACTGGCAGAAATTGAACCGCAGGAGATCGCTCACGGCGTCAGGCCGATTCTTCGCTTGCCGCACCAAGTCGCGGTAGTACTGCCAGGAGACCGAGCGGCCCAAGTTCGGACACGCTTTCAGCCAGTGCGGTCCTTCGGTGCGCCAGTCGTCGCAGTCCGGACAGCCTTCGGTCGGGAACTGTTTGCCGTCGGCGAGACACCGCTCGCACGGATCGAGTCCGCAGATGAACGCGAACCAGGACTCGTCGACGATCGTGCCCTCAAGCACCTTGGTCGAGTACTCGTGATCGTGCCAACAGATCGACGTCCGGTCGAATCCGCTGTTCGTAGTCCGCAGCACCAGCGCATTGCGACGGCCCTTCGTGCCGCGGCGCATCTTGCTCACGACGACGTCGGTCGGTTGCTCGTGCTCCTCGTCGAGCAAGGCGCCGTGTACGCGCTTGCCGTCGAGCCCGCGCTTCTCCGACGAGATCGCGCGCAGGAATGACCGTGTCGACGGCATCGCGATGTTGTTGATCGTGATCTGGAGCACCTCGCGCAAGTGCGGCGACGCCATCACCATTTTCTCGGCGTCGGCGTGCGCGAGCTTTGCTTGATCGCGCGACGTCGCCGCAAAGAACACTTGGGCGCCGCGCTCGCCGTCGCCGACGAGCAAGTAGAGCATCATGCCGGCGCCGTTCGGCGTCTTGCCGGAGCCCTTCGCCTCTTCGTCGTACGCGTCACGAAAGCGGCGATAGCCGGCGCGCGTGTACCAGCCCATGAGCGATCCGTTGATGAACTGCTGATGCGGCGAGAGCACGAACGGCGAGCCGTCGGCCGGCATCGCGTCTGGCGCGTTCTCCTCGCTCGACGTCTCTTCCGGCAGACACAAGATCTCGGCGTAGAAGTCGATCACGCGTTGCGCTTCATCCGGCCGCCAGTCGAGCCCTTTCTCGCGCGCGAGCTCGAGGTCGCGCAGGTGCCGCTGGCAGGCGAGCCGCACCCACCGGCCGGCGACAATCCGGCCGCCGACGACGTCGGTCGCGTACTTGGTGACAGGATCGAGCCGTTTCATCGCTTGCGGAGAAAGCGGTCGAGCGGATTCGCCGGCGCCGCCGGATCTTTCGCTCGCGCGACGTGCGTCCGCGCGCTCGGCGTCATGCCGAACTCGGACATCAGCCCCTTCATGTGCAACATCGCCTTATTGGCGATCGGCAGGTACGGCGACGGGATCGGGTAGCCGTTCGGCGACTTGATCACCATGCCGAACTGTTTGATCTTCGCGTTCGCATCCTTCCACACGCACCAGGCGTGACAGTAGGCGGTGAGCGCGTCGAGGTCCATCTCGGTCAGCAGGCCGTTGCGCGAGAGAATCGGCGCGACGCGGCGCCATTCCGCTTTGGCCGACTCGTCGAGCCAGGCCGGCGGCTCGTGCGTCTCGTCGACGAGCGCCGGCGTCGGCTCGTCGGTCGCGATCGCGCGCTTGCCAGGGTTGCCGCGCAGGAGCTTGAGCTCGGTCGGCACCGCCTTACGCCCTCTCACCGTTGAATCCAGCGGAACCAGCGCCGCGCGCGTTGACACGCGACGGCCGACCAGCGCCAGTAATGCGCGCAGCTATTGTCGCCGCCACACGTCCAGTCTCGGCGCCACCAGCTACGCGGCACGCACGGCCACCCAGGCGGCGAAGTTCAGCCAGCGCCACACGCACTCGACCTCGACGAACCCGGCCGCGCGGAGGAGCTCCTCGTTCCACGTCGCCGTCACAGGGACGAGCACGCCCTCCAGTGAGAGCCGCTTGCGGTCGATCTCGACGTCGGAATACCCCTGCTCGCGCTTGAGCGCCAAGTACTCGGCCGTCATCAGCGTATCGATCACGGCCGACGCGCCGAGCACTTTCTCGACGACGACGAGCGCGCCGCCGGCGACGGTGTGCTCGAACACGCGCCGGAGCACGGCCGGACGGTACTCGATCGGGATGAACTGAAGCGTCAGCACGGCGAGCGTGAGCGACGCGAACGCCGGCGGATAGGCGTCGCGCAAGTCGAGCTCGCGAATGTCGACCAGCCCGGCGCGGATATAGGCGTCGAACCGCTCGCGCGCGGCCGCGGCCATCGGCGCGGAGAGCTCGACGCCGACGAACGTGTTGTACGCGCCGAACTGCCGCACGAACGGATCGAGCGACTCGCCGCGCGAGCACCCCAGGTCAACGATCGCCGTCTTGGGCAGGAC